AGCGATTCCTGGAGCAGGTGAAGAAGGCTTCCGACACCAATCAGGCAATCGAAGGCATGGAGGCAGCCATCGGAAGCATGGACCGAGTGAGGTGGTCTACCGGGGATATTGTGACCGCAATGCTCGGGCTGGCCTCCGCACCCGCCGATTTGAGTGAGTCTCGGTAAAGAACTACTGCCAGTAAGCCGCAGCCGGGTGTGGGTCCAGGCCCTCACCCGGCTATGCTTCTTCGCTTCTCTGTCACCCGATCTTGGCAAAGACGGCTATACCCATCTCCAATGCAAGTTGACTACCCTTTGTGACATCGCTATATTCCCATATCTTTCAAGTGCAATCATTCTACCTGCATGGAGGGTATTCGTGAAGAGCAAGCGCGATGCAGAAAAACCTAAAATCCGCCCGCTTAGTATAAAGATTGACATCGAAACATGGAACTGGCTCGAAACGGAAGCGAGCCGAAGAAAGATTGCCGGGGAACCGTTGGCCACCAAGACTCTTCTTGTGACCGAGGCGATCAGGCAGCTGCGCCAGAACCTGGAAGGAAAGAAGAAGTAGTCGCGTTTCGATCGGTGAATGCGTGTAAGAAGATGAAGTCCCGGGAGCCTTTCCCGGGATTTTTCGTTTGACCTATTCCGCGAAAAACACTCCCGATAATGCCCTTTCTGGGGTATACCCCACAAAAACCTGGGATATACCCCAACCCCATTGACAAAATCCATTTTTCAGATTCCATTCCGCCCAGATCATGAGTACCCAGGCGATTACACAGATACTCGGGATACTGAAGCGGTCCCAGGCCGAACGCTGGGGCGAAGGCCGCCTCCTGGAGTCGGTCGGGAAGCTGTGCGCGATCAAAGCGCCCGGCGTAGAGGCCCTTCCCGAGATCGACTTCACCGATCTGGCGCAGGTGAAGAAGACCTACGGCCTGAACGACGGGCAGGCCCGGTTTGTCCAGGAATATCTGGTGGACTGCAACGGGCAGCAAGCGGCGATCCGGGCCGGGTACTCCAAGAAGACTGCCGGGGCGCAGGCCAGCAACCTGTTAAAGAATCCAAAAGTAAAGGCCGCTTTGGGCGCTGCTCAGAAGGAGCTGTCCGAGCGGGTCCAGATCAAACAGGACCGCGTGCTGCTGGAACTTGCAAGATTAGGATTTTCAAACATTTCGGATTACCTCGCCTGGGGGCCGGATGGTGTCACCATGGTGGCTTCCGCAAGTTTGACCAAGGCGCAAACGGCCTGTATCGCGGAGATTACGGAAACGGTCAATCAGAACGGAAGGCAACTTCGGTTCCGGCTACACAACAAGAACGCCGCCCTGGAGACCATTGCGAAGCACCTTGGAATGCTGGTCGAGCGACGGGAGATCAGCGGACCGGGTGGCGGGCCGGTGGAAATGAAGCGCTCGGTCGAAGACCTATCCGACGAGGAACTGATGGAGATCATTGCCAAAGGCAAGGGTGAAAAGGAATGAAAGTCCCTTTCGGAAGGATGACATCCTTCATCCTGGGAGCCGTGCTGATGGTTAGCGCGGTGGCGGGGGTGAGCCAGGCCGATGCGGCCAGGGAGATTTATGCCCGCAGGCAGGCGCGACGGGATTACCTCTCCTATTTGCGTCAGGTGTGGTGGATGCAGGAGCCGCTGAAGGTGGGGCTTCATACCCGGATGATCTCGGAGCGGATCACTCGGGCGGTGGACGATTATCTGGAGGGTAAGTCCACGTTCCTGCTCATTCAGGTCCCCGTAAGGCACGGCAAGAGCGATATGTGCTCCCGGGGGCTGCCTGGATATTTCCTCGGGCGCTGCGCGGACCGAGATCCCGACGTGATTCTTTCGGGCTATGGGGCGGATCTGGTGCGCAAGTTCTCGCGCCGGGCCAAGGCCATTATCGGCTCTTCCCAATACCAGAGAATCTTTCCCAGAGTCCGGGTCAGCCGAGAGAAGCGGACGGACGCTCTATGGCAGATCGAGCGGCATGATCCATCTGTGGGCGCTTGGACCCAATGCATGGGGGAGGTCAATGTAACCGGTCTGGGAGGGGCGCTGACCGGTTCGGGCGGAAGCCTGCTGGTGCTCGACGATTACTGCAAGAGCCGGGCGGAGGCGGAATCGGAGACGTTTCGGGAGAAGACCTGGGATTCGTTCGCGAACGACTTTATGACCCGGCGGGCTCCGGTATCCATCGTGATCGTCGTGGCAACGCCCTGGCACGTGGACGACGTGGCGGGGCGGATTCAGAGGAAGATGGCGGAAGACCCTGCCTTTCCTCAGTTCGAAATCCTGCGGTTCCCTGCAAAGGGTCCGGCCACGGTCAACGGGAAGACCACCCCTTATGAGAACGACTTCCTTTTTACCGAGCGATTCTCGAATACCTGGTATGAGAACCAGTACGCCACGTTGGGTCCCTACAGCGCAGCGGGCCTGATGGACTGCAATCCGGTTCAGCTGAGCGGCAATCTATTTCGGGCAGCGGTTGGGCAGAATGTGATTGTCCATGACTCGTTGGAAAAATTCCCCAACACCCGCTATGTCCGCTTCTGGGATCTCGCGTCCACTACAAAAGAGCGGATCAAAGACGATCCGGACTGGACGGTGGGGACTCTGCTCGGCGTGACGATCGATGCCGGAATGCCCAGGGTTTGGATCAAGCATATCGTTTTCGGGCAGTGGGAAGCGCCGGAGCGCAACCGGAAAATCGTTGAAACGGCTAAACAGGACGGCCCAGGGGTGCGGGTCGCGGTCGAATCGGTCGGCGGATACAAGGATACCTGGGCCACCTTGAGAGAAATTCTCAAGGGTGTGGCGTATGTCGAGAAAGTCACCGTCTCGTCCGATAAAGTGGTCCGCGCCGCGCCCCTGGAGCCTGTCTTCGACGCCGGGAATGTTCATATCCTGCGGGGGCCATGGCTGAATCCCTGGCTGAACCAGGTGCTGGGCTTCCCGTTCGGGAAAGACGACTTCATCGACAGCATGAGTGGGGCCTACAACATGCTTTACAAAAAGCCGGAGCGAGTAGTCGAAGAAGTCGCCTGGAATCTCATGAGTAGGTAACTGAAATGCCTGAACAGCAGTTGGACCTGAACCAGACTCATCCGCTTTACAAGCGTGCGTCCGCCGTGCGCGAGACCGCTCGGGATCTATTTTCCGGAGCGGAGGCGGTTCGGGCCAAGGGGCCGCTTTATCTATACAAGGGGTCGGTTGAAAGCAATGATCTATACAATCTGCGCCTGAAACGGGCGGTTTTCGATAACTGGGTGAAGGTTGCGGTGTTGACGAGGGTGGCGCTGACCTGGAGGAAGCGGCCGAGTCGGGAGAAAACGCTCCCGAAATCTCTGGTTGCCTTTATTGAAGACATTGATGGCAAAGGAACCCATGCCGATGTCTTCTTCAAGAACGTCGATATCGACGCCAGTGTGGACGGAATGACTTGGGTGAAAGTCGATAAGACGCGGAAACCCGATCTGGGACGCCCATTGTCAGCCCAGGAAGAAAGAGAACTCAATCTGCGGCCGTTCATGACCTCCGTCCCCGCTGGAAACGTGCTGGACTGGCATATCGGGAAAGACGGGGCTCTGGATTGGCTGGTGGAGGCCTCCGGAGCCTACCGGATCGAGGCGCCCGGGAAGGAACGCTCGGAGACTGAAAAACGGACCATCTGGTATCGGGGACATTTCGAGGTCTATGACGTAAAGAAGGAGAACAACAAGTCAATCTTCACCAAAAATGAAGAGGAGTCCGGTGACCACGACCTCGGTGTGGTGCCGTTCGTTCCATTCTACGGCAATAAGGAATGCGATTATCTTGGCTGGCCCGTGGCAACCGACGTGCTTGGCCATAACCTGGCGATTTATAACAAATACTCAGACCGCGATGCCGCCGAGTTTCTGAGTAATAATCCCCGGGCCTATGCAATCTGCCCCGAGAGGCCGGAACTACTCAACGCCAACGTGGACAATGGCATCTGGATTAAGGCTGAACCTGGCGTGCAGTGTGACATTGGCTACCTGGAGCCAACCGGCGCTGGGCTGACTTCGAGCCGGGAGAGCGAGAGGGACCTGATCCGCCGGATCCACGAAACCATGCTCCAGCAGGCAAAGCGGGACACGGCGCAGGTCGAATCGGCAGACACATTGAGGGAAGAGGCAAGGATTTTCAACTCGTCCCTGATGAGCCATGCTTTCATGCTGATGCAGCAGGAGCGGATCTGCTGGCGGCTGATGGCCAAGTGGCAGAGGGTGGATGAGTCCGCGGTAAAGAATCCTGAGTACAACACGGACTTCGACGATTCCATTGTCGAAGCCGCCGTGATTGGCGCATTCAGCGCGGCTGCCGAGAAGAAGCAGATCAGCAAGCGGACGTTTTTCGAGGACGTCCTTAAAAGCGGAGAGGCGGTCGGTCCGGATCGGACTTGGGAAGAAGAGGCGAGGCAGATTCTAAGGGAGAACCTGCTGGACGCCGATTCGATTATGCCGGGTTTCGGTGGAAGACAGACTAGAATGGCCAATACCGAAGAAGATCAGGGCAACGGCAATGAGTGAAATCACCGCCAGGCAACGGATATTCTTGATGGCGGTCCGACACGGCCTGCTTCAGTTGCTCGCGGCCATTGAGGACTATCTTGGAATCGAAAGGAGCAAGCGCAGGGTAGTGACAAAATAAACCCCGACATATAGCTACTGAACTTCTGGGAAGTTGAGCGGCCATGCTGACAGTGCTCACTCGCACGAGTGACCACCGTTGGCATGGCCGCTTTTTTTTTGCGCTGCCACCGGGCGTACCGGGTGGGGTCGATACGGCGGACTGAAAAGGCCGGCATCGCCCGCGAGGGCGGAAAAAATCGAAAAGGAGAGGACATCATGAAACTCAAGTGGGACGAAGAGCAGAAGCAGTTCGTCAACGCCGAGACGGGAGAGGTCTTCACCATGCCCGACGGAGAGCCTCTGGAAATCGAGGGGATGAAAACCCAGGCGGACATTCAAGCGGCCATCAACTCCAAAACCAAGAAGCATCAAGAGGAGCTGGGGACGCTGAAGAAAGCGCTGGAGGAGGCGCAGAGCAACAGCCAGAGCTCCGCCGAGCAAATCCAGTCGCTGAAGAACATGGTGGCGACCAAGGAGAAGGAGGT